CAAATCACATCTTACAAAAGTGTAATATTTTTATCTAAACAAGATATAACAGATTTTTTTAAGATAATATTATCTGTTATAGAAACTAAAGAAGATAAGTCATTATCATTTGCTAATCAAGATGTACTTTTGTTGTATTCTAATAAAACTGTAAAAATGCATTTAGGTGAATCTTTCTGTTGGTGGAATACTAAATGGGTAGAAAAATGTCTAGAAAGCATTCATTAGTTCATTTTCTAAAGTATCTTATAGTTTGGATAAGCCAAAATTTAGCTATTCCTTTCTGGACTATAGGTCACATACATTTAATGACAACTGTATATGAAGATGTTATTGAGATTATAGTATCCTGCGGTATGAACTTAATAGTTGCCGCAGGATTTTTTATTGATTACTTTGAAAAAAGAAAAAATGATAACAATATTTAGAACAGGATATGTGTTGCTTTTAAGCTACAATCCTTGTGACATTTTTTATTACTATAATGTCACAGAAATGCATGGATTAAATATTAAAGATTGTAAAACACATGCAAATACAAAAGATAGTGCATACATAGCAGGTTGGAGTAACTTTGTTCCTAAAGCATCTAGTGAATACATAGCAAATGATGATAGATTTATATTTATTAATCTTTCTAGATGTACTGATCCGGTAAAAACTACTGGTCTTATCATGCATGAGATGATGCATCATTCTCTATGGATGCATAGTTATAATGCAGAGACTAGAGAAGAAGATATTATAACATGGGCTGAGGAAGAAACTTATGAAGTATTTAAACTTGTTAAACCTATGTTAGGTAAAGTAGTAAAACAAGCTATAACCTTTAAATCAGAATAATGAAACAAACAGCAGTAGAGTGGTTGGAAGAGTATATAAGATGTTCAATACAGCTAACTGACTCAGAAAAAAAATGGTTTAACCAAGCCAAAGAAATGGAGAAGGAGCAGATAAAAGATGCTTATATAATTGGTAGAACAGGTGGAACAATTAAAGATTTTAACGAAACCTTTAAATCAGAATAAGATGAAGTAGTCAGGTAGCTCAGTGGATAGAGCACCTCCAGCAGGGAGGGATTGATTAGCACTGCTAATCAAAAGGACACAGGTTCAAATCCTGTCCTGACTATTTTTTTATTAACCTTTAAATCAGAATAAGATGAAAAAACAAATTGAGAAGGAGCAGAAAGAAGAACCTATATTATTTGAAAGTTTTGATAAGGAAAAATCTGTAGCAATTACAACAATGGGTCAAAAACTAGTCAGAGAATTACAGAGTGCCATTCAAGGAGAAACAATTGAAGAAGTTGCTGCTAATCTTGCTGATCCTAATTTATGCAAAACAGATAACTGGATAGCAGGTGCTAAATGGCAACAAGAACAGATGGAAAAGTTAAAAGACTTTGAATATTGGAAAGAGTGGGTAAATGAGAAATCATGACACTTAGAGATACAGAACTTATAGGTAAGAAGCTTGTAAAGTATGGATTTTTCAGATCTGCTACTAATCATCACAACTATAGAATTAATTGTGCTGGTGCTATATCAATACAGTTTAGAAAATCATTAAGTATTTGGCATGCATTAATAGTTCATGATTTAGATTCACATACCATAGTTAAATTTGATGGTCATGAAGCTGTATTTACTCCGGAATGGGTCATGGAAGAACATAAGAAGTTACAAGCACTATTTAAATTTGCAAGACTATGACACTTAATGAGAAAAAATTATCTATACAAAGATTATTAGATTTTGGTTTTGAAGCATGCCGTGTTAATCCTAATTCTTATTTGTATTATTATAAAGAGATTGAGATTAACTGTAATTACATAAAACAGATCAAGTCTGATATATGGTATTTAGATATAATACTCTCATTTGAAACTAATTTACAAATGATGTTTACAGATATTTTTTTTGAAAACCAGATTGATCCAGAAGCTATTTTAAATAGTGTAAAGAAGCTTGAAGCAGCTGTTGAATTTATTGAATTATAAACTATGGCAAAAATAATATTAGAGTTTAACTCTGTAGAAGAAGCTGATGATGCTAGAGATGCATTAGATGGTTACAAATGGAAATTAGCTATGTGGGATCTGGATCAAGAACTTAGAAATAAAGTTAAGTATGATGAGACTCTTCCTGCTGATGTAGCAGAAGCATTTGAATTACTTAGAGATAAGATCCGGGATATTTTAAATGATTACAATTTAAAAATGGAATGATATGTCAGATATGATGATTTTAACAGTATTAATATTTATTACCGCAGGAGTAATAATCTTTTCAATGAGAGAAGATGATCACAACAAATGGGATGAATAACACTTAACTCTATGAAAAAGAAAGAGCAAAGTGATTTAAGTAAACTATGTATACAAATTTGTAATGATCACTATGAGCTTTTAAAAAATATAGATGGTAATATGAGCTATACATTTAATCTGTATGCTAATGGTCCATATGTAGGTCAGTACAAAAAATTTATGTTCTATGCTGAATTAAGACTAAACAAATGTCTTGGTATAATCAGTGATGAAGAAGTTGAAAATGTGTTTAACATGATGATGTCCACAGATGAGGAGAACTTTTATATGGCACAACAAATTGTAAAACACTTTCATAAAGAAAGACGTACTAAGTTTGGAGCTATTATGGATTATAAAGGTTATGATTATGCCCGGGAAAATTACTTAAAAGAAGTCTTAAATCCTGTAGATTTCTTAACTAAATTAGTAAACAAATGACAGAAAAAGAGTTGATAGAACTGGGCTTTGAGAAGGTTACGGTTACAAATGATGACAGTCAGAATGGCTATGATTACTATTATTATCAGAAAGAACTTTGTGAGAATATTTCATTGTATAGTGTAGACAGTATTGATGTTAAAAATGATGATTGGTATTTAAAATGTTGGGATGTTCCTGCAATTAAAATCCATAGTAAACTACATTATTCTGAATTTTTAGAAGTGTTAAACAATATAATTTGTTGATATGCTATCAGTTAAATTAGTAAAGAAAGATGGTAAGTTAACCTATCCTGATGAAAAGTCTAGATTAGCTTACCAGATCTTTTTGGATAAACTTCCAGAAGGACAAAAAGTAGAAATGTATATTGGTCTAGCAGATGCAGACCACAGTGTAGCACAATTGGCAAAAGTGCATGCATGTATTAGAGAGTTAGCCAAAGAGTCTGGTTACACCTTTGAAGAAATGAAAGTGTTAATTAAAGAAAGATCAGGATTATGCTATGATGCAGGTGATGCAACATTATGCAAGTCCTTTGCAGATTGTAGTAAAGATGAATTAGTATTAGCTATTGAAGCTTGTGTAGAAGTAGGTAAGATTTATAATATTAACTTAGCTTAGGTGCTACATAACCTTCATCACCAGGCTCAAGAACTTCTTTTTCTTCATATAGTTCTTTGTCTTTAGCTACTTTTTCTATTTCAGCTAATAATAAAGATATAGTGTAAAAAGATCTTTGAGCTTCATCCATATCTTTGTATTCTTTACTAAGAATTTCTTTGATATATGCATCTTTATCCTCAGTTGTTATTTGAGTTACAAGATGAAACAAAACAGATTTAACCATTAGGTAATAGCTCTTATTGACTTTTACTTCAATAATTGAATCATCTTTTAGTTCTTTAACTTTTAATGCCATTGTGTTAGTTTTGAACAAAAATAAATAAATTATGAAACAAAAACTAGATCTTGAAGAGATTAAACAAAAACTATATGATAAACTAGAACCATCAGGTTGGGCTGTTAAACTAAGGAGCTTTATTTATAGCAGTGATTTTGATAATATCATAACTCAGCTAGCTAGATTGTCTTTAGATGGAAAAAGATTTACTCCTACATTAAAACAGATGTTTAGAGCATTTGAAGAATGTCCTCTTAATGAACTTAAAGTAATTGTAATAGGACAAGATCCTTATCCTCAAATTGGTGTTGCTGATGGTATTGCTTTTAGTTGTAGTAATACTATGGAATCTCAGCCAAGTTTAGAGTACATGCTGAATGAAATAAATAGAACTGTATATAATGGACATCCAGGAAGTCTAGATTTAGACTTAGCCAGATGGTCTAATCAAGGTATATTAATGCTTAACACAGCTCTCACAACTACAGTAGGTAAAATAGGTCAACACTATCCTATATGGAAACCTTTCTTAGCTTATTTATTTGATTACTTAACATGGAATGAAACCGGATTAGTTTATATCTATATGGGTAAACAAGCTCAAGAATGGTCAGATGCAGTTAATGATAACAATTATAAGTTCTTTGTATCTCATCCTGCTAGTGCAGCTTATAATAAACAAGAAAGATGGGACTCAGAAAATGTATTTGTTAAAGCTAATGAAGTTGTAGAAAAACAATTTAATGCAAAAATTACTTGGTAATGACAGAGATATTTCAAAGGTTGATAAAAGAGAACCTGACACCCAACACATACTATGTTTTACATTGTATAAAAGAAAAAATTGTACCTAATAATTTTGTTAATAAAGAATTAGAGTGCAAAAGACTGCAAAAGGATCAATGGCTTACAGAAGATTTGCAACTTACCAGTAAAAGTCTTATCTTTATGGAAGAAATTAATGGATTCTTTAAAAGAACCAAGAAGAAAACTTCAACAGATTTAATGGGATCAGGCTTTTTGCAAAAGATACAGGAGTATGTAGAAATATTTCCTAATAGGAAACTCAACTCCGGTAAATATGCAAGAGTAAACCCTAAGAATCTAGAGGCTGGATTTAGATGGTTCTTTGAGAATTATGATTATGATTGGGATATGATTATTAAAGCAACAGAAAAATATGTAGATGAGTACAGTGTTAGAAACTATGAGTATATGAGAAACTCTCAGTACTTCATAAGAAGACAGAACATTGATAAATCTTTTGAATCTGATCTAGCTACATATTGTGAAATTATCAACACAAATCCTGAAGAAGGAGGGGATTCTTATTTTAAAGAAAGAGTGGTATGACAAAAGGACTTTTATTAGTAATTGCAATATTAGGAACAATAATAGGATATGCTGTAACTGACTTGTTCATTATAGAGATATCTTTTTGGAAGTTCTTTCTTATTGAACTTATTATAACATTATTGCATGAGTTATATAACCAAGCAAAACAACAAGTAATCATAAATCCTTAATACAATGGCTGAATTATTTAATGGTGCCAGGCCCTTATTGCCTGTAAGTGAAAGAGACGCTCTGAGAAAAGCAATTCTGAAAATAAAAGCAAGAAGACAGGGAGAGCTGAAATCATTAGTTAGTGCATGGCCCAAGTTTAATGATGCTTTTTGTGATGGATTGGAGTGGAGAACTATCACCGTAGTTGGTGCTAGACCGGGAACTGGTAAAACTTTATTCATGGAACAGTTAATTAGTGACATAATAGATCACAATGCTGACCAAGACTTTAGAGTTTTAAAGTTCCAGATGGAAATGGTTGATGAAACCAACGGAATAAGAAAATTAAGTCTGAATACAGGTTCTGATTACAATACATTAATGAGTAAGGGTGGAAATCTTGTAGATAAGAATGTCTATAATAAATGTATTGAGTACTATGAAAAGTCTAATGATAAAGACTTTATCAATGTAGTTTATGATGCATGTACCGTGGATGAGATGTGTGCTACCATTCATTATGAAATGGAAAGGTACAAGAAAGAGGATGGTACATACACTAATCTACTTGTTACTATAGATCACTCAGCATTATTTAGAGTTGGGAAAGGACAGAAAGATAAGTTTGAAATGCTAGGTAGCTTAGGTGAAGCTCTCACTATGATTAAGAAGAAATATCCTGTAGCATTCATTGTATTAAGTCAGCTCAATAGAAATATAGATGCTCCTGATAGACAAAGAGATGGTGAGTATGGAAATTATGTATTAGATTCTGATATATATGGTTCTGATGCACTGTTGCAACATGCTGATGTGGTTATGGGTATTAATAAACCTTCCATAAGAAAGATAAGACAGTATGGTCCAGAGAGATTTCTAATTAATGATGAAGATATACTAGTCTTCCACTTTTTGAAATCCAGAAATGGTACCACAAGGATAAGTTTCTTCAAACTTGATAGAACAACTATGAGGATTATTGAAATAGACACACCAGGTCAAGCAACAAAGAAAATGGCAATTTAAAAACAAAAATTTATGAACATTAGAAAAGAAAAAGAAAAAGAGTTTTTTATTAAACACATGGATACTTTTAGAGCTATAAAGAATCCGGATCCATTTTTTATTATTAAAACTGCATTTTTCCAGAAAGGAAAATATGGCAGACAGGTTCAGTTATTTGAATCTGAAATAGGAAAAAGTGAGGATATCTATATAGAGTTCTATGATAATGTCAATGATGATAAGGGAAATCTAACAGATGTAGTCCCTTTCTTTGAAGACAGACAATTATTTAAGTATAAGTATAATCCTTTTTACAAAGAAGAGTATGAGGTAAAAGAAGGTACAAATTATAAAGGTGAGCCTTTTATTGTATATACTGTACCTGTATCTGAATTAGTAGCTGTTCTTAAAGATGGAACTGAGATTACTTATGCTTTATATGAGAAAAGAAAAACAGAAGCAGATGCTAAAGAAGAAGAAACAGATCTTCCTAGATTGCAAAAGTCTTTGTTTCCAGATTTTGAAGAGCAATACCCTTCACTAAAAACAGAAACAGATAGTCTTAATGTAGAAATTGCTGATGAATTATTTTCAAACATTACTATCAGAGACTTTGCAGCTATTATTCTAAGACAACCTGTTAGTGCTAAGCCTTGGATAAATGAATTAGTCAAAAAAGCAAAAAGTGAAATATGAGTATAGTACTTCCAACAAGTAAAGTAAAGGCTACTCAAGTAAATCCAAAGAGATTACTTGTGTATTCAAAGCCTAAAACAGGTAAAACAACTGCATTTGCAGGACTAGATAATAATTTGATTCTAGATCTTGAAAATGGTTCTGATTATGTTGATGCTCTTAAGGTAAAGATTAACTCTTTACAAGACTTAAAAGCAGTAGCTAAAGCAATACAAGAAGCTGGACATCCGTATAAGTATATTACAGTAGATACTGTAACTGCATTAGAGGATATGATTCAACCTCTTGCAGTAAGTCTTTATCAGAAAACTGCAATGGGGAAAAACTTCAGTGGTGATAATGTAACTAGTCTACCAAATGGTGCTGGTTACTTATATATCCGTCAAGCTTTTTTCCAAGTTTTAGATTTTATTGATACCTTAGCACCCCATATTATTTTAGCGGGTCATATTAAAGACAAAGTTGTTGATGATAAAGGTGAGATGGTTATGTCTGCAAATATAGATTTAACAGGTAAAATCAAATCTTTAATCTGTGCTAATGCTGATGCTATTGGCTATATGTACAGAAAAGGAAACAAAACTATTTTGAGTTTTAAAACTAATGAAGAAGTAACTTGCGGTGCAAGACCTGATCATTTAAGAAATGAAGAAGTAGTAATTACAGAAGTAAATGATGGTGTAGTAACTACATCATGGGATAAAGTATTTAAATAACAATTAAAATAAAACAAGATGGCATTAAGCACAAAAGATTTGAACACAGCAGGAGGAACGGGTCTTCCTAAAACAATTTCTCCAGGAAATCACAATTTAAAACTGAACAGATTAGAATTGGAAGATTTTTCATTTATTCCTGGTGCAAAACATTTGTTGTTACATGTAGAAACTGCACCCATTGAAGGATTTGAAGGGTTTATGATTGACAAAGACAATGAAAGTTTAGGAAAACATGCTGGTCAAATTGGAAAAGTAAAGGCTAGTCAGTATGCATATGCTGATGGTACAACTAAAAGCGGTATTAAGATTGAGAGAGATAAATCCTTAATGATCTTCTTAAAGACTCTATGTACTAACTTGGGTATATCTAAATGGTTTGAAGACCAAGATGGTTTACATGAGACTATTGATGACCTTGTTATTGCTTTTAACAAAACAGCTCCATACAAAGATATCTATTTAGATTTTTGTATTGCTGGTAAAGAATATGTTGGCAAAACTGGTTATACAAACTATGATTTGTATTTACCAAAAGCAGAAAGAGGTAACTATTCTTTTGGAGATTTCAAGAAAGGTAAAGTAATGGTTTATGATGAAGCTACTCACTTGAAAAAACAAGAAGTAAAAGAGGTTAAAGCCTTTGGAGATGATGATGATTTATCAATTCCATTTAAGACTTCAACTGATTTCAGCTTAGACTAATTAATCTAGTCCAAGAGGGGTCAGTTAATTCTTCTGGCCCCTTTTTTTATTTTAATTATGTGCTATGATTTCAACTAAGAACATAATATCTGATTTAAAAGAGGTACCTAGAGAATGGGTATTTGAATATTATCTAAACCTAAAAGAAAAACTTATAGGTCAAGATATAAAAATGCTTTCTGCATTCAATCCTAAAGATAAGGTTCCATCAATGTTTATTTATTTTGATGTTGCTTCTAACTCTTATAAGTTTAAAGACTTTTCATCTGGTAATCAAGGAGATACAATAGCTTTAGTAAAGTTATTGTTTAACTTACCAAGTAGAGAACAAGCAGCAGCTAAGATAATGAATGACTATCATCACTATCTTAAAAATAATAACATTGTAATTACTAAAACTGAATTTAAAATCCATGATAAGTTTAAAGTTGTTGATTATGAGATGAGGCACTGGAATACTTTAGACAAAGATTACTGGATTAAGTTTAAGATTGGATCCGGATTACTTGAGAGATATAATGTAATGCCTTTAGATTTCTTTACTATGGAGAAAGAGGAAATAGATGGTACTATGACTTCATTTACATTTAAAAGACCATATATGTATGGTTATTTTAGAGAAGATGGTAGTTTGTACAAAATCTACATGCCTAAGAATCTAGAAAAGAAATTTATTAAGGTAGAGAATTATACTCAGGGAGTTGATCAATTAAAGCATGACTGTAAATATCTTCTGATTACATCTTCTCTTAAAGACCTAATGTGTTTTCATAAGCTTGGTATTAGTAATATAGAGGTTATTGCTCCGGACAGTGAAAATACTATGATAGGTGAGAAAGCCATGGGAGAACTACAACAATATTATCAAAAGATAATAGTTCTGTTTGACAATGATGAGCCGGGGATTAAAGCAGCAGAAAGATATAAGGTAAAATATGGTTTTAACTATATGGTATTACCTATGGAAAAAGATCTTTCTGATTCTGTTAAGATGCACGGTATAGAGAAAGTTAGAGAAGTTTTATTTCCATTATTAAAACAAGCATTATGAGTTGGATATACCAGGGTAAAGTATTTGATGATTCAAGTATTCCAGAAAATGCAGTAGGGTTTATATATATTATGTCTGCTATTATAGATGGTAAGTCTTTTATGTATATTGGTAAAAAGAACTTTTACTCTGAAACTAAAAAAGCACTGGGTAAAAAAGCTCTTGCTGCAGTAACTGATAAAAGATTAAAGAAATACACCAAAGTTAAAAAGCTCAACTATGCTAATTACTATAGTAGTAATGATGTATTAAAGAAAGCTCATAAAGAAGGTGTAGTAATCAAAAGAGAAATACTTAGAATATGCTATAGTGCAACAGAACTTACATATTATGAATGCAAACTTCAATTTGTATATGAGGTTTTAGAAAATGATAAGTATCTGAATTCTAATATTTTAGGAAAGTTTTATAAAATTAAATAGTTATGACAGAAAATGAATTGACAGGCCTTCTTCTTAAGTTGGCTGATATGGGTGTTACTGGTATTAAAGTGCATTATAATGGTGGAGGAGACTCAGGTGCCATAGAAAGAATTGGATATACTAAATCTGATTGTGCCACTCCAGAAGATGTAGATGATGAAGTAGATACTTGGGATGCAGAATCAAATTTAATGGATTTAGACGGAAGGGCTTATTCTTTAATTGAAGATTTTGCTCAAGACACTATACTTGATGATATAGAAGATTGGTGGAATAATGAAGGTGGTTTTGGAGATTTATGTATTTGTGTTCCTTCAGGAAAATACATTGTTAATAATCATATAAATATTACTGAAACTGAAGATTATTTTCATGATGGTAGTTTATTAGAAAAAGTAGAAGAATAATGGAAGATTTTGAAAGATGGTTAATAGATGAGTTGGAGACTCAAACATTAACAGATGAGTTAAAAGATGAAATACTTGAAAGAGTAAAAGAACTTTATAATGAAGCTTACCTAGAGGGTAAAGAACAAGCAAAGTTTGAAATTAGTGGTTATATAAAAACTATGTCATGGCACATCCTTGGCAACATGCAAAATTTAAATTATGGAAAAAGAATTTGTACC